GGAGGTGTTGCACCTAGAACTAGGCAAAGAATGGCTGGGCGTGGGCAAGGCAGACCTCAAGGCCGCACAGACTCTGTAGATAGAGATTGACTTAAACGCAAAAAAGCCCCCCTGCATTTAGCAAGGGGGTTTTTCTGCAAGAAAGAAAGCTATTTAGTTTTGGTAATTATGGAGGTTAGCACGGATAGAAAAGCGGCACCAAGCGACACGCTGGCAAGACTGTACCAGTCAATGCTAAATAGTCCTACGGTGCCACCGCCCAGAAAAGCTAATGCAGCCTGGGCAAATGTTTTTACGGCACGCTCACCTGCGTATTGCCAAAACTCTGTACTAAATAATTTCATACTTCTAAATCCTTATCTACTTTGTCTGCCCATGTGGCAGTTGCTGTGTATGCAGTCACAATAATGCTCAATAGTGCCACACCGCCTGTAACTAATTGGCTGCTAACATCTGTGTCCCAAAAAAAGGTAAGTGCGCCAAACGCGATCATGGCAACAGACAAACGATATGCGCCAAAGATTATCTTGCGCCTAAACTTCCAACTAGGACCACGCCCGTTAGGGTTGTCTGGTCCATCCTGGCCCATAAAGAAAAGGCCATCAAATGCTACTTTTGCGTAACGCCTAATTTTTGTAACCATTTCAGTATCATCCTTAGTGCTGCCACAATGCCCTTTGGTGGGTCATCAAAATCTGTTTCACATTGCTCTACCTCAGTAGGCTCTGCTGGTTTGTCGGTTTTTTGAGTTACTTTTTTGGTTTCTTTTTCCCTGGTTTGTACGGCATCTGTAACCTTTCCATGCTTTTTGATTTGCTTATTTATGTAGGCCTGAATGTCATAGACCTTGCCATAAAATACGCTTTTTAGGTCTTTGCCTAGAGTTATGTGCAAATGAGGGCCTGAACTTGCGCTGCCTGTTGATCCAACACGGCCAACGGGCTGACCTACTTTTACACTGTCACCTAGCTTTAGGTTTTTAAATGGTGTGGTGCAACCTGAGACCTGTGGGCCTTGACAGTATGGGCCATGCGTGCCGCAGGATAAATGACAATAACCAATAAAGTATTTACGGCTTGCGCTGGACTGAACCATGACCCAGCCCAATACGCTAGACCACTGGATTAGTTCCACCTTGCCATTAGTTACGGCTGGTATAAGTGACTTGACACCTGGGGCATAGTCTACGCCTCTGTGTGGCCCTAGGCCGTGCTTTATACGGTATGCGCTACGCTCACCAAAAGTGCCTGTAATTGTGCTCTCTGGAAACGGGTGCCGCCAATGTCCCATGGTTATCCTATCGCTTGAGTTACTACGGCTACTACGCCTGCTGTTAGCACGGCACTAGCTAATGCAGTAATCCATGCGTTTTTCCAGCGTGCTTTTTCTAGTTCCCTAATGCGTTCCTCATGGTCAATAACCATCTTGACAGTGGCCTTAACCTCTGCCATATCTTGAACTAGTTGCCATAGCAACTGGCCCTGTGTGCTTTTTGGTCCAACCTGCTCAGTCACTAGTTATCTCTACCCAATCCAAATCAAACTCTGACCAACGGTATTCTTTTCCATCATCTGGGTATGGCACTGGTGCGGTCCATCTGCAAGTATTTTCGTCTAATACCCAGCTACGGAATGGCTTAGGTGGGATAAAGGCATCCCTCTCGTCATCATACTTAAAACCTATTCCTGCGTAGTTGTAGCGTATGTTGCTGTTGTAACTAGTGCGCTTGCAGGTCTGACCCCTAAAGTTTCCATACCAAGTTTCTGGGTCTAAGCCGTCAATCAGCTCAGTTTCGTCTATGCCTACTATTACCTCAACAACAATATTGTTTTTGTCTAAAAAAGCGTAATGTGCCATTCTTATATCCTAACTAAGCCGCTGAGAAGCTGACATTGCCAGTTCCTGCTGTAATTTCTGCGTATTTAAAATTACCGTCGGTGTTTTCGGTGCCTGTAAGACCTGCCCCAATTGTAATTGTAAAATCTGACGGGTAACGTAGGATTACAACCCCAGAACCGCCATTACCGCCTTGATCTTCAGTTCCATCTCCACCACCACCGCCTCCAGTGTTGGCTTGTCCATCTCCATTTGGTGTTGATAAACTGCCTCCTGAACCACCACCGTCTGTACCAGTACCGCCAGGGTTATTAAAACCACCACCACCGCCGCCGCCAGCTCTACCTACGGCTGAACCAGTTATAGATGAAGTTACACCATTACCACCATTACCATTGCTTTGTGGGCTTCCGTCATTTCCTTTACTACCAGCACCACCACCGCCTCCAGCGATCGAATCATTACTGCCAGTCGCAGTTCCATCACCGCCGTCAAAACCTTGGTTAACTGTCCCATCTCCTGATGAGCTTCCAGATTCTGCTCTGCGGCCACCACCGGAACCGCCGTTGCCACCTTGATCTATACCTCCGGCACCGGCACCACCACCGCCACCAATAGATGTTATATTGCTAAATATTGTATTAGAACCATTATTTCCAGCACTTCCATCACCACCAGCACCACCAGCCCCAATAGTTACGGCGTAGTTAGTTCCTAACTCGAAAGTAAAAACAGATTCAGCAGAAGCTCCACCACCAGAAGCTTCTCCTTGAACTGATGAACGATAACCTCCAGCACCGCCGCCGCCTGACCTGTCTGGTTCACCACCACCACCGCCGCCAGCGACAACAAGGTATTCAATTTCAAAAACTGGAATAGTCGCATCATTACCGACTAACAAAGAACGATATTTTTCAAAAGTTGTTATTTGTGAACGCTTGAAGCTTGTTGCACCCATTAGTCAATCTCCGAACCAAACACGCTAAACGAGAGGTCAGCCGTTGAAGCCTGAACTGTCAAAACATCATTAGCGTTCATTGTAATACCTAGTGTTAATGCTGTTGAGTCACTTGCACCGACTGTAATTGTTTTAGCTACATAGTGTTTTGCCGCTAACGTTTCATCATCTGGGCGTACTGCAATGTCATAAGTAGCATCTGAAACTTCTTGATTACAAATAACAATAGTGCTAATAACTGTCTGTGTGCTTGCTGGCACTGTGTAAATGTCTGTGTCTGTTTGAGCACTTGGATTTGATTGTGCTAATACTTTGTATGTGCTTGCCATTTTCTTAGGCTCCCATCAGTAGAAATGTGTCTGGTTTGCTGTCTGTTACTGCAGGCTGGTTTACCCAATTATTGCCATTATATGCTAATGCCTCGCCTGTAGCTGGTGATGAAATAATTACATCTGAAATTGCATTTAGATTTAGACCAGTTACATTTGCGGCGGCTAGTGTGCCTGTAAATACTTCTAAATAAAAACGCTGATCTGTTACATTTCCTGCAGTAATTGTAAAAACCCCTGCACCTACGGCAATATCTGCAAGCTTGATTTGATAAATACCTGCATCAGTCTGTACCACTGGCTCTGGGCTAGGGCTAGACTCTGCAACGCCTGTAATTACCTTTAGCTCAATTTTGTTAGCACTTGGATCTAACTCAAGTACAACAGTGTCAATGCGTGGGTTAGTTGCATCTGCCGCATCTACAGTTAGCGTGACCTCGGCGGTGTTCTGGTAATAGTGACCACGCACCATAGCCTGACCACTTCGAATTTTTACCTGCATACCTGTAGCATCTGCAAATACTTCTAGCTCATTTAGGGCACCTGTTTTTACGCCCTCTCCCATGTTTCTAGCCCATTGACTAAATTGAGTTTCGTTCGTGTCAATTGACTCGAAAGGCCAACTACTTTGTGCCATTTTTATTCCTATCTTTAGCTAATCGCCATTCTGTAATTGTTTTGAATCCTTTAGACCTGTTGCAAGTTCTGCACGCAGACACCAAATTACCTGCAGAATGATTACCGCCTCTTGAAAGCGGAATAATGTGATCTAATTCAATATTTTGTACAGAGCTACAATAAACACATTTAGTGTTATATAGCTTTTTTATTTCTTTTTGAGTTATTACAAAAGTTTTAGCGCCCAATTCAGCCACTCTGCGCCTAGCTCTTTTAGCTCTATTTTTATCATGGTTATTTTGTAACCATTGTTTTTGATACTCTTTTATTTTATCTCTATTATTTTTGTAATACTTTTGTTTTACTGGTTTTACTTTTTCCTTATTTTGCAAATGCCAAAGTTTTTGCCTAGCTAAAATTGTAGTTTTGTTTTTTTCATAATGATTTTTTGCATAGTCTGGATTTGCTTGCCTAAAATTTTCTGATTCTTTGTTGTTACATTTTTTGCAACTGTACCTTAGGTTATTTGGCTTACCTTTATGTTTAGAAAATTGAGTAAATGGCTTTTCTATTTTGCAAGTAGAACAAACTTTAGTCTGCATTTCTAATTGCTGCGCCATATTTATCCCTCTATCTCGTAAGTGCCTGATATATCAAAATGGTCTTCTGTGGCTAATGCCTTTGGTGAGCTGCTAGTAAAATCTTCTAGTATGCCCTGACTGCCTAAATAAGATAGTTTTACCTGGTCACTATCTGGCTCTACTGTACCAATAATTAGATAAAACTTGCCCTGGCTTTCATCTCTCAAATGTCCTGCCGCAAATGTGTATTCTGTGCGTGCTGCTTTTGGCAGTGTTACATAGTATTGCCCAGTTCCAAAGTCTGTAATGTTTGTAAAGTCCACGCTAATTTGAAAATGAACTAAGTTACCAGTGCGGTTGAATGTGCCTGTAATATCGCTAGGGTCAAACACTGGCTGTGTGCCATCAGTTCCACCGCTGGGCTGGTAGGAAGTGTTTACGCCGTAGCCTGTAGTGGCTCGCTCAAGGTTACTAATGCGGTCATCTTGGCGGTTTACTTTGGCTAATAGTTTTGCCTCAAACTCTATGCCTACTGGTGTGCCTACTGTGGCACCTACCCGTACCCCGTCAGATCCTATGTTTACGCCTACCTCAGTTACTACTGCTGTAGCCTCTACATCATTAGCAACAACTGTAACCGTGTCACCAAGAAACCAGTCAATGCCATAAATCATATTGGTTTCATCAGCTGGGGTTACGCTCATTTCAACAATGGTTTTACCCTCATCAGTTAAGGCTTCATCACCAGCTGTGTTTAGTTCATCTAAATCTTCTGACTGCCTAGCATCTATAAAACGCTCTATACGGCGATTCCAGGCGATTTCAGCGTTTAGGCTGTCTGAGTTACTACGCTCTGTAAATACTCTGTTCTCAGCCTCACCACGGCCTGCTACGATAGCCCTAGTGAGCTTTGCCGTGCCGTAGCTGTAGACACTGCTAGTTAGCTTGCGGTTTTGTATATCCATGCGGATAATGTCGCTACGGTCTACTGGCTCAAATACTGAAAACTCTAATCCTGTGCCTAACTGTTTTAGCTGGTAACCAATACCACCTACTTGCGCTAAATCATAAATCAGCTCTTGCATTTGGTTGAATCGTGCATTGGCAAATACTGTGTTGCCTCTGGCCTGGTCTGTTTCTACTGTTAGGCCTACTACGCTACGGCCTGTGGCTGCACCTGGCCCAAGGTTTACATTTACATATTCTTTTATTACTGTTTCAGCGGCACCCGTGCGTATGTCATAGCCACTAGTCTGAGCTGTTACATCTGCCGTGCTAGGTGTTGGATAGGCTAAGCGGTCAGTCAAAAGAATTGCATCACCGCTGCCCTCAATCTGCCAATTGCCCTCTGTATTGTCCTGAGTTTGCTCTAGCTTTGCCGTCAGTGTAGGACCGCTAAGAATCGTGTCACCGTTTGGGCCTGTCAAAATAATGCCATAACCTGGCTGGCGTAGTAGCTCACCTAGTGGGTCACCATAGGGCAGTGTCAAAGACCAGCTGCCAACATTGTTGAACCTTGCTACAAAGGTAGCTCCTACTAAGTTCTGTGGGGTTATCTGACCTATACGGTTTAGGTTTCTATCCCTAACCTCTACTACTAGATCCTCAACCTGCATTAGTGAACAACCTCAAATAGTGGTGAATAATCTAGCCTTACCTCAGATGCTGGCGTGGCGTTAGTGCCCTCTACTGTAATGCTGGTTACACCTGGGTCCACTCTAAATAGTTTAGGTGCTGAATTTAGAATGCTGTAGCGGTTAGTGCCTAGGTCATCAGTAACCTCACCTGTTTCAGTGTTTACTGTAATGGTTTCACCTGCCGCCACGGGTTCATTGAAACTAAAACTTTGGCCGTTTTTTGAAATTGTCACGCTACTAAGTGGACCACGGATAAACCAAATGGGGTACGCTGGCACATCACCTGCATTGTCTACTGTGATAACACCAAACACCTGTGAGCTGGTTAGTTGTAGTTTTACTAGCTGCGGCAAAAGTCCACGGCCAGTGTTGCCAGTGGTTACCACAAACTCATCTACAGTAGTGCTTTGCCAATAAGGGTTAGGGCACTGCATAGTAATAACCCAGCGATTCCAGACTAATCCAGCATCACTGCCCCATTGCCCCTCTGCGCCGCCTACATAGTGACCCTCTAAAAATAGGGTTTCACCGTTAGTGTAATTAGCGTTTAGTCTAGTAGGCCCTGTGGTGTCCTGTAACAAACGGCTTAGCCTGCGTAGTTTGCCCTGAACATCAGCGCGATCAGTACCCAAAATAGTTACGGGTAAATCTACTGTACGCACGCCTCTTTTAGTGTGTCTAAATACACCACCGTCACCAGCACTAGGCTCTATGCGCACCTCTGCTGGGGGAATGTTTAGGCCTGCAAAGTCTGGGTTTAGAATGTAGTTTTGGTAATCAAAAACAATAGTGTCACCGTTAGCGCCTCTAAGGGAATAGTTTACATTTACCAATTAGCTACCACCTTTGCCCTACGCATTGCTGTAAATAGTTCTTGCTCGCTGTCCATTGACTGGTTAGGTGCTGCGTTGTAAACCAGTGACTTACCGCCGCCACCGTTAGCCATCATGCTTTCAAACTTGTTTAGCGGTATAACCATCTCTGGGCCAGCCTCACCAATAAGCGCCCTAGTGGGTTTGGTAACTAGTCCGCCTGTTGCAAGCTGTGCATCTGGAAATACAGAACTACCAATTTTATTAGCTGCATCATCTATTGCCCCAATAATGTTATTTACATCACCCTCAAAGCCGCCGCCGTTTACATAACCCTCTGCTTCAGCTTCTTCGATAGCCCTAGTCAAATCACCACTGCTAGCAATAGTTTTAGTTCTACCAGTTTCTGGGTTAGTTAGGGTGACTTGCCCTAGCACTGCATTTATTGCG